TTTTTTTTTGGGACAGAAGGAAGGGAGCGAGTCCACTTCCACGCCAGCTCTCGGTCTGGTGACAGCGTCACTACAGCTCTCGGTCTGGCGCTCTGGACTCAAGCTCCTTACCGTCTGGCCTGGTGTGTGGAGAAAATAGGAAAACTCCCCGGGGGAAAACCCTGCTGTACATGGGACGAAAACCCCGGTAGCCATGCAAACACACTGAGGCTAATCAACGATAGGAGCAGCGATGGACAGCACTCCAGACGCGGCATTGCGCCACGCCTGGAAACCATCGTACATGCTCTTCGCCTGGAACGCTGCCCCAATAGCGCGCGAAATACCTTGGCCAACTGAGCCGACCGTGTCGGTAAGATCATGCATCACCTGCCCAAAGTGCTCACCGGCGTCGCGGAGATGACTCACGACGCCCGGAGACGACGAAGGAATAGGTGGATGATGCTGACCGAGCACGTGCTCCATAGGCCAACGTGTGTAGTAAGATCCACGCACTGTAAACGTGTAGGACTGAGGCTCCGGCGGTGTATCGATGAGGAAAATGAGCGACGACATGGGCCGGCGCTTTGGTTCCCATTCACCGGCTCGAGCGTTGAGCTCTACGGTGGGCTCAGTGTTAGGATTGTACGGAGCGGCGGTAGAGACTGAATACAAGAAGCGGTCAACATCCTTCAACCCGTCCATTTCCGTAGCTAAAGGCGTCGCAACAGGAACGTTCGCCGCCTGGGTCGTGGACTGGAAAGGCTGGAAGCTAATGTACTCTGCCTCGTTGCCCGGATAGGCAAAGCACGTCTTGGGGGTCTTGTAAAACTCGCCGGTTCGGATCACGGTTTGCTGCTGCTTCTTGATCTGAAGGAACAAATCATTCGCTTGGTCAACAGTGATCGCGGAAGGCCGTCCGCTAGTGGTAGCAGTCGGCCACACGATGCGCTGCGTCGCGTTGAGAAACGATACGGTCCCTCCGATCTTCCGAGTAGGAGTAGAATTCAAGATAGACAGCGAGCTTTTCATAGCCCGGCCGGCAGTCGGACCGCCGCCTGACAGAGCGCTGCCTTGGAGCGTGGGAAACACGAATGAACTAGCGTTCACTCCGCCACTGACGCTCCAGTCGAAAACGACGCCGCCGCAGCCGCTAGATCCAATGTTACTCACGATAACCATGACCTTCTCTGTCCCCGCCCCGACTTGAATGTCGAAACGATCCATGCCCGTGGTGACATGAGCATAGCCGTCAGAAACAGCCGTCGGGATTGGAGTCGGATTAAGCGGGTCCCAAATTCGAGCTACGTGCTTATGGCTCAACCCGTTGGGGAGCCGCTGCAGTTGCTGCGATTGGGCCCCGCGACGACGCGGGGCGATCTGTTGGGCAGCCGGAGGCAACATCCTAGGCACTGCCATCGAGGCGCGACCACGAGATTGATTGCCGGTAGCGAGCGACTGCTTCCGGAACGCTTGACGAAGTCGAGCGCGCTGATTAGCCGGCGCACGGGACACTGCCGCTTGCTGCTTGTTGGTAAGGCCGGAATTGACCGTGAGGTTTCTGTTTTGGTTGTTTGACATGGTGAAATGTCGGGTACTGGAATGTTGTGAGATGTGAAGCACTTTCTGCGCTCAATTTAAACCGAGGGTCATGTGCCTTCTCGGTAGAAAAGTCTCAGGAACGATGACCGGAGGACCCCACTCATAACCTCTGTTTTGTGGCGAGACTAAGGCCCGGAGTCACTTAGCGCTTCTCACGGGGTCTCAGCCGGTTTTGTGAGGGAGGGAGTCCTAAGAAAGGGGGACTTACATGCCCCAGTGCGCGATGTTAGCGCGCGCACCACACGAGAAGGAGTCCTCCCACATCTTTGGGTAGAGGGCCCTCCACATGTTTTCAACCGCAGGCAACTCCGGCGCGTGCCGAAGCGCGTTACGAATGCCTGCGATCTGCTCAGGAAGCTTGCGGTTGGTGGGTAAGAACAAGAACGCAGAGATGCTCTTCTTCCAATTCACAAGGTTAGCCTTCACCTTCCCGTAATTGTCAAGCTCAAACTTGTGTGAGCAGAACTCAACGTCGCGAAAGGTGACACTGTTCCCCTTGAAATCTGTATCGGGGCGAAGGCCCCAATCGTCCAAAGCGTCTCGAAACGGTTCGTAGCCACCATTGTGTTCCTCTTCGACGGAATCGTCGCCCATGGCAATGACGAAGAAAAGAGTCAAAGCGTACATCCGCTCCTCGTGTGTCGTCGCCTGGTTGATGGCATGACGCAAAGAAACCAGGACGCGGGCGCGAGAGTTAGTCGAGCTAGTGCAATACCAGCCGCTTTTCATCACGCCACGCACGTTCTGGATCCAGGTCTCGCCGTTGTCCAAGACGAAAACGGAGAAGCCGATGGTACATGCCCTCTTCAAGAACATGTCGCAATCTTGTTCGCCACACAGAATAGAGCGAACGCGAGCGTCCATGTCGAGAAGGCCTTGCTTGACTCCCCAATCCCAGCCGGTAAAATCCAACATCATGAGCCACTTCTCTTTCTGTGGCTCAATCACCTCGGAAAAGAACTTCTCGGCTGAATTGTCGTCAGAAAAGCCAACGCCAGGCATTGAAGGGGTGGCATTCCAATTGTCGATCTCGGCGCGGTTCTGCTTGCCATACAAAATACGGTCAAGGATCTCGTCGACCAAGCTGACACTGGAAATAATCCGCCAGCGTTGCTGCTGGAGCTTCTCTTTGGTAACTTTGCAATACCGTTTCGACACCTTATGAGGTTCACACTTCAAGAAGATGCGAATTGGATCACAGTAGCCACCTTGAACAAGCTCGACAGGCGACAACTTGCGAAGATCCTCGAGCGAAATTGATGACATTCGTAGCAAGCGCTGATATACCAAGAGTTTGACCTCGTCTCCCTTCTTACTCAGGCAAGCTCCCTTCGTTTGACCGAGAGAGACGGAGCAAGCCGAGGATGAAGTCTTGACGATGTCGTTCACAGCCTTCTGGTAAAGGTCATCAAAATGCTCAAGAGGATCCTTCCACTTATCCTTCGTGTCTGGCCAGCGCGTAGCGACAGCGCGTAGCTCCTCATCAGTGAAGCTGAACTCCTTGAGGGGTTCGCCTTTGCGATTCTGCATCTTGAAGAGCTTTGCGTGAAACTCCAAAGAGTCGCGCTGAAGGTCCGCATTGGTTTTGCCATCAGTGAGGCCACTCGCGGGCATTTCAAACTCGCGAATGTCATGCCCGTGATGCTCAGAGTGTCCCCGGTTGATGAGATCTGGGAGAAACTCCGAGGCTTGGTCGTAAGCCTTCACATTGGGTGGATCGTGTCGCGTCGTAAACCGGTAAGTAGAAGTCCCGTACTTGGTGATGGGTCCCACCACCTTGCCGCCTGGCTCGTGTGTGAACGTGTTCCCAGAGACGTACGCGGCGAGTGCCGAGCATGCCGTCTGCAATGGAAAGAGTTCGCCCACGAAATCACGAGCTTTGTCGGCGACGTTCTTCAGAGAGAGCTTCACTCCAGACCCGGCGGGGCCTGGGGAGTCTCCTGAATGGTGGGCACGGCCTTCTTCTTCCGGCGCGGGCGCTTCTTCTTGGTCTCCGTGGGCGATGCGTTCGGGTCCGCCACATTGGACCCCGCCTCCTGAAAATCCTGCTTCTCACGCTCCTCGGCCGCCTGCCGATGCAGCTTCAGTTGCGACTCGGCTGCCTCGAGCTCCGCGGCAACGCGGCGCTGCAAGGCTTCGAATTCGAGCATCTGACGCTTATTCTCGCTCTGCTGCTGTCGCAGCTGGGCAAGGAGCTTCTCCTTCTCCTGCTGCGTTTGCTGCCCAATGATGGAAAGTGGCGTCGCGCTGTGGTTGTCCTCCAGCTTCACGACCCAACAATCAGGCTGCAAGCTCTCAGTCCGAACACCAGTGAGGGGGTTCACATGCTGTGGATCATCCCACTTCACCAGCGAATTGGTCTGAGACATGAGCTTGGAGATAGGAAGAGGCTCCGGCAAGCCGTCGACCGACTCCGGGCAAGACTGCATGGAGCACGATGACCGGGCATCCGTGCTAGTCTCGTCGTCCGAAGAAGAGTCGCTCTGGTTAAGCAGCTCAGTAAGGAGCAGCAAGTCGTTGGTGACCTGCTCGAAAGTGTGGACGTTGTTAACCAGGAGACGGTTGTTGTCCAGCACGTCCTTGTAATGGGCCTGCAACTCCAAAAGCTCCTCGCGTGTAAGCGGCGTCGACGGAGACGCGTACTTGGGGCGCTTGTTGCCTCCCTTGCGGTTGGCGTTGTGCATACGCTGCCCAAGCCCACGCATCCGGTTGATGCGCCGATGATCAGCTGCGTCAGCTTCACCTCCACCGTAAACTGTAACTTCCTGGTGCAGTGCCTCCCGCTCAGCTTCGACCTGGGCATCGTGCCGATCTCGATCTGCCAAAACAGAGAAATCGTGGCCAGCATCGTCGTAGCGAGCAACCAAACGGTCGTACAGGTAGACTCCGCGGATGTCGATGTCGTCATAGTCGTATTCGGCATCAGAGAAATTGTAGTCGTCGATGGTGGGGGTCTCAGTCTTGACCCAGTTCGTGAACAGCCCTGGCGCGCTCTCGAAGAGCTTCGAAATGGACTTGGGCTGCACGCGACGGGTGAACTTCAAACCCGTGAGCTCTTCCAAAGCGCGGTAATACGCATAGCAAGAGACCATGAAGTTGGTGCAGTTGTTGCGGGAAGCAAAACGTTGATAGTCTGGAGAGCCTTTGCCGATAGAAGCAATATGCCAACCCAAAATGTCGCCGTCAGTGCCGTTGTTATTGATCACCGTAAGGGCTGAACTAGAAGAACCAGCACCGTCAAAGCGAGACGTCGGGCTGCCTGTGGATGCGCTGTGCACACCCAAACCGGTATAAATCGGCTTCCGGCTTTTGCGCTTGACCCCCTGCATGGCAACGTTCAGGTCCTGGTCGAAAGGGGTAGGAGTCGCACAGTCGAAGATCCCGTCCGCCTTGTGAAGAGCGACCTCATCGGAGTTGAGCTTGGGCATCAAACTCCAGACGCGGCACTTGCCCTTCTTGGCATTCGAGACGTACTTCTTGGCACTCAAACCGAGCCGGCTGAAACACTGCTCGTTAAGATTCGAGTCCATCTGCGGAATCAACTTGTTCCCCTCCTCTTCAAAACCTGTGCATGCCGGGAAGAGCGTGCAGTGGTCGGCCCCGCTCACGGGGACAAAGTAAGAGTCGAACCTCTTGTCAAGGCCAGCACACAAGTAATTGCGGCGACGCGGGTCGTCCGGCTTGAAAGCGTCGTGAGACGCCAGCGGGATCAAACCCGGCATGTCCTTGGCCAGGAGGTCGATGTCAAGCCAAGGCTCGTTGATGTTCATCGACGCACGACGGTAATAGAGCTTGCCACCACCCTCAATGTGCCGCTGAAATGCCTCCATTGAATGAAGGCTCAAGCCGAGCCCAGCTTGCACCCGAGTAACACCTGAAAGCTGATCAGTGCCTTGAGCAGGGTCACCGCCATGTGCCCGACTGATGAATCCACACCAGCTCGGAGCCTTGCTCAGCTCAACGTACGGGGTGGATCCCACTGCCGCACTCTCCTTCTGAATCCCGCGGAGGCCTGCTGCGCCCTGGGAGGCGTTCTGGAAGTGCTCCAAAACATCTGCTACCGGGAGCGCAATGCGCGACGTTCCGAAAGGAATCCAGACACACTTCTCGCCGTCCTTGTTGACAAACGTATCGGCCGTATTCGCCTGAGAGGCCTGCTTGGTTTGCTGGCAAACTCCCTGTTCAAATCCGGAATCGATCGCTAGGTACGAATCACTTTCCGAAAGAGGCCCGAAGAAGATGAAAAGCGGGTTAAACGAACGCGTGAAACCCCGGTACCAGCGCGAAGGCTTGCGCGGGGGCGCGTACGGCTCCATCCGGTCCATGATCATATCCAGCAAAATAATGCACAATAAGTAAGGCAAAATCGCCACAACGATGGTGAACACACTGTCGTACCAATCACCGAAGATACTCCAGAAGAAATTGCACCCTGCGATGGCAGACTCACGTAAAGCATCCCACAATCCCGAAGCAAATGTGCAAACGAATGCACGAGTCGCCTCAAGGGAAGAGGAGCTCTTGTCATGAATCCAAGCCATCACCAAGGGAATGTTGGTCGAAGCACTCTCGATTGTGCGAGCACTGAAACCACGAATCTTCTCGGTACACCACACGACATCCTCTGCGAGGCGCACCGCAGCGTAAAGCATGAAAGTGACGGTGAAAGGGATGGAAGGCCCTAAGTTGCGAGCCAACACCCGAATCATACGATGGTGAAACATCGGAGCAAGTTGCGTCGAG